GCTACTCGCCGACGTGACCTGCGACAGCACCACGCGCATCCAGAGGTCGACGGTATAGGCCGTGTCCGGCACCGGCCAGAAGAACAGGTTCCCGAGCCCGCTCGAGAAGTTCGGCTCATAATAGAGGTCTGTGGGGACATTCGACCCCAGTGCCGGGAGACGCGTCGACATATACCAGGCAGCGTCACGAATCGCGATAGGCAACCGCTCGCCCCCGGTCAACACCAGGTTCGCCCCGTCTATAGAGACAGGGCGATTCGTCGCGGTCGTGAATGTCCCCCCGGTCGGACCGATGGTGTGCGGATTCAGATCCGGGGTAAGCGTGAAATTGGACTTCGCGGTGGCATAGACCGTCTGCCGATCGGCGTTCCAGCCGTCTAGCAGCCGGTTGAGCACATCAATGGCGTCCGCTTGGTCGGCCGCGGATGTGGTCTCACCGGGATCCTGGACCCCCAGTTCAAGCAGCGCACCCTTGACGACCTTGGGAACTGTAAAGCTCGGCATAGTGGCCTAGACGGCCAGCTAGGCCGTCACTTTCTTCGGGGGGCGTCCACGCTTTCTGCGAAAGGTCACGACAGGTGGCGTCGTGGTCACAGGCGGGGGAGTATCCGCGAGGACCGTCGTACGCCACCCCGCTGCGAGGGCAATGTCCAGTGCGACCTGGTCTGCCACAATTCGCGACGGATGGCTGTCGTGATACAACATGCGCGGGAACGCCTGATACACATATGGCGTTCCCGCGCGTGACCCGTCAAAGTCGTTCTGTACCATTAGAACTCGCTCGTGTCGTTGAGGTATCCAACCTCCCACCAATTCACATTGACTTCAGCATCGGCATCAGACGCCAGCAACAGGCCCAGCACCGGCACCAAGAGGTCGCCAGCCGCCGCGGCACCAGTCGCCGTCGCGATGGTCGACGCCAGTCCGTCAATGAAGAACGTAAAAACACCAGCTTCCGAGACGCGTACCTCCAGCACATGCGTCTCCGCATCGGCCCACGTCACGACCTGGTCGTCCTCATCGTCCGCATCAGTGCCATCATCTGCCGTCTGAATCTCGATATTCCCGGCAGTGTCGTTCAGGTGATACCACGCGCCCGTATTGATGGTCTCAAGCACGTTGTTATCAACCACGGCCCCAGCCAGCTTCCACCCGAAATAGAGGTTGTCAGTGCCACTCACGGACGCAATCGTGATGCTCGCCCGCGTATAGGCTGCTCGTGATGTCCCGGTCTCGACCCAGCCGGAGACGCTGACCGCAATATCCGAGGCTGCAATCTCAACCCCTTCGTCGTCGGCCCCATTGTTGTCGATATCCAGTGTCCCGCCCCGAGAGATGAACGGGGTTGCTTGGGCGCCATCCAGGCGATAGGTGAAGATATTCGGTGCCCCACCCGGACAGATCGCCCGGTTCTCGCCAGCATCACTCACGAGCTCCACGGTCCCATCCGCCTCCTCAGACGCGAAACACGGCGCATTGAACTCTTGTCGATAGACCGTGTAGGCGGTTGAGGAGCGTTCCTGCCAATAACCCGCTGAGCAGTCATACAGACGGCTCGTATTGGCGTTTATGGTCGGACGGAACGTCGCGGTGGTGGTGCATGTCCCCGAGAGGTCGCCACCCACCACAGACCCAGGCTGAGTGATGATGACGATGTCGTCCACCCCGTGCGTACTCGTGGCCCCCGTGCGGGACACCTGTACGACGTTGGTGGTCGTATTGACACTGGTCACGACCATCAACTCCGATCCGACATAGAGTTGATTCGTATTGGCCGTGATGTTCGACGCTGAATCCAGCGAGATCGACCGCTGCGAGGTCGAGGTCACCGCCGAGGCGAGTGCTGTGGTGTTGAGTGTTGTCTGCGCCTGCACCGGACCCACAAACAGGGCCAGCAGCGAGACAGTGATCACAAAGCTCCTAAGTCTCATGATGGTCTCCATGTTGTCGTCAGGGTTAGGCGCCAGCGATACGGACGGCGCACTCGTCATTATAGAGCCGGCCAAATCCCAAGAGGACATCGAACCGGTTAATCATCCGTGATTTCTCCGCGTCGAAGTCCCGTACGAACCGGATGGCGATCCCGGTATTCGGGTCACGGCGTTGCACGCCGATCTCAGCCTTCTTCGGCACCTCCAGCGGGACGCCCACCAGGGCAAAGGCGTTCTTGTGGAGCGCGAGCGCCTGTGTGCCCACTGTGCCATTCGGGCTCGTCGTGCCCGGCATCAGTGTCAAGGCGGCACCATTCGCTGGCAACGCATCGACGTTCTGATACTGACTGGTGGTCCCGTAGATGCTCGGGCTGATTGCGACGGTCGCCGCGCTTGCCGAGCCAGTCACATCCGCCGTAATGACGAACTGCTTGGCCTGGGTTCGGACGGCTTCCCGCGTCTTCGGGTTTACCATGATCACACTGGCAATCGAGATCACGTCACCCTTCAGGAATGTGTCGCCCGTGGTGCAGGTAAGGTTCAGCGACGCACCAGACTGGCCCGCGCCATTGATGGTCACTGCCCCCGCCCATGTCCCGGCGGTGTGTCGCTTGAGGGACATCGACTCATGCCACATAAAGCCTGAGGCCGTGCCGATCGCGCCTTCCTGGTACGCCTTGGAAAGCTCAGAGGTCGGGTTGAAATACCCGGACACCGAGTCCGTGATCGAGGTGTTCATCGCTGGGCTGATGATCATCCCCTTATCCTTCGGTCCACCTGGAGGACAGGCCAGCTCGACCATCCGTTGGCGCGCTTGCTTGAATGTGGTCAGCGCCGTGGGGTCGGTCCCGTTCACACCGACGATATTCGGTGTGTTCTGATAGGCAAACAATGCGGCCCTGGAGTCAATCTCCTGTGCCAACTGCGACATGGCCGGGACGATATACTCCTCGCGGACGTAGGACTTACGCTCCAGCTTGAGCGCCGCCTCCACCGAATCCCACTCAAAGTCGATCCCAAACACCTGGTCAACGGTGACCGTGGTGTTCCGGCGGATCAATGAGTCAGCCGAGTAGGTCAGCCCATCACGGACGCGGAATCTCTGCGGGAACTTCACGCGCAATGTCTCGCCAATGGCGAACTCACGCTTAAATTCCTTATTGTATTCCGTGTTGAAGAACTTGCAGACCTCCAGCTTATTCGTGAGGATCCGCATTGACTCCATCGCAAGCCAATTTGCAAAAAGCAAACTATTTGACACAGACATGATTCACCTCTTAGCCAGCCTCGAGCTCACGCGCTTCGCGTCGATTCGCTTCGCGTATGTAGGCTGCTTCATCGCCTCGTGCGAGCGCCGAGTCCACCGGGTCGGTATCCGCGACCGTGCGACGGCCGAGGGTCACCGGCGGAGCGGGTGCCCGTGAGACAAAGGATTGCGGGTCCGTTGTTGGCGTCGACCCATCGGCTGTCGCCGTGAATCGAGCCTCAAGACGGCCCAGTTCCCGCTGCAGGAGATACGGATCTGGCAGCGCACCCAACCGGTCAAACTCATCCGGGTGGGCTGAGAAGTATTGCAAGAGGTCGGCGGTATGTGCCGATCGCAGAATGTCATCGGCAATCACATTCCGCGCATCGATCTTGTCGCCTGGCCCCAGAAGACTGGCAGGCTGGATATCCAATAGACGTGGATCCAGCTTGGCAGCGAACTCGGGGTCGTCGACTTCGGCCTGTTTGAGCCGCGCCGATGCCTCTTCTGTGACTTTGGTAAACGCCGAGAAGTGCGCCTTGACCTGTTGCTCTCGCGCATCGGACGCCCGGAGCTTAACGTGCTCTTGACGGGCTCCGTAGCGACTCAGGGCGCTGATGTACTTCTCGTAGTCGTCAAAGTCCTTCTGCTGCGGTTCACTGTCGGTCGCGTTGGCCGTGGACGACGCGGCGCTCCCGTCCTGTGTCTCACGCGGCGACTGTAGATCCCGTAATGCCTGCTCGGCCGTCTCCGCACGCGTCTTCTGTGCGGCACGGTCCGCTAACAACTCCTGAAAGCGATCCGCCGTTGCCGGCTTCATGCCCTCAGTGGGCTGCGCTGCGGGTGCGCCAGCTTCCGAGGCTGACTGTTCTGGTGGCACCTCCGTTGAGGCGGCCTGCTGGTCAGGCGTGGCGGATGCCGAGTCCGCAGACGACGGCGCGTCCTGATCTGGGTCTGGCGTCTCTCCGGGGAGATTGCCTGACAGTTGCCAGGCTCCATACTCAGCCGGAGACAGCGATTCGAGGTCGAACGGTGTCGAGTCCGATGTAGCGTCTGGTGCCGGAGCCGAATCGGCAGGTTGGTCGGCAGATGTTATGTCACTCACATGCCCATGATCGACGAGTCAGTCGATGCTATGGGGGAAGTGGACACAAAGTGGACACAAAGTGGACCCAAGAAAATCAGCGACCGTGATGTCGTGGCCTCACCGGATCACTTCTTCTTCGGTGTGGCCTTCTTCGGCTTCCGCGTTGGTGGACGTCCCACTCGACTCCCGTATGTTCCTGGTCCCTTCGGCATGTGCTCTCTCCTTGTTCAGCCGGACGTCTCTGACGCTCCAGCCCCTTGGCGTACTCAGGCGTACTCAGGCATACTCCTAGTTGATCTGCATCCCGACATCATCCGGCTGTTAACCGGAGGGTTGCTGGTTCGAGTCCAGCCTCAGGAGCCAATCTTTTCAACAACTTACAGTTTCGCTT